CTTGATTGAAAGAGTTGACACGTTCCATCGTCACGATGTAACCTGCACGCTTTGCACCATCAACTATAGCTGACGGCATGTCATTAGTTTCTAAAAACACATCATAAATGTTCTTGTTAATCCATAAACATGCAATATTGTTTAATATTGTAGTTAACTTTGAACCGGAATACTCAAAGAAAAACGCAGGAAGAATACTAAGAAATTCTCCACGTTTACATGGATTCCGAATCATAGTAGGATAAGCACATTGTTTAATACATTTTGCTGCTTGGCTCCAAAAACCAAGCTGTTTAGAGATATATCCAACAACACAAAAAATTGGAAAATTATTTGAAGCATCACACTGATTAATATCAATGATATATTTTTGTAAAACACCATCGTTATTGTGAATTAAAAAACTATCATCTCCTTTATAAACAACACGTACGTTGTCAATTTCAGTTTCAGACATTCTTTGGAAAATTTTATCTGAAGCTGTAGGACATTGTCCATCACAGCTTTGAACTTCAAATTTTGGTTTCTCATCTTCAAAGAAAGATGGAAACATGGTAGTGCTACTATTAGAATCCAATTCTAACTCACTAAAATCAACCACATAATGAAATAATTTTAACAAAACGGGTGTTAAAATTACATCGATTAAAGCTCCATATATAAATGTAGCAAATAATCTGACGGCTTTCCCTGGTTTAGCCCACTCGAACTTAACCCTTGTTGTTGGAGTGACGTTATCTATATCGTCATAGTTTCTCTCAACATATTGTCCATAAAGGAGTCTTTTGGGATGTGGTAATTGAACAAAGTAAGATAAAATTTCATAGCGGCAATGAAGTAAAAATATTGGTGTATAAATATAATCAATGATACCTACATACAGAATACCATAAAATGAATATAAATACAATGATAATTTCAAGAAAAAGAACCAAATACCTTTTCGTGGTAATAAGGCATCTGCAACTACTCTGAGATCACTAGAATCACCTAATTTATATTCTAATGTCCTCTCTAGTAACGTTGCTGATGAAACTTTGTGTGATTTTACTGTATTTGTAATGTGATCATACTCAGCATTACACAAATCACACATGTCATTCAAAAATTCTCTTGAAAAACACCCAGCTGAAGCCATATGATTACTCATTAATACTTCTTCATCTGGTCTTTTCTTCATGTATCTTGCTAAACCGCTACAAACATTAATTCCAGAATTGCGATAGACAATAAACTCATTTTTAGGTGCAAATTGAAAAAATGCAACCTTATTAGAAGCGCCAAGTCTAATTTCTTTTGATGTTAAAAATCTAGGATAAGAAATAACTTTTCCGTCGACTTGAAAATCAAAAGTAAACGCATTTGATTCTAGAAACAACCATTTGCCATTATAATCCCAAGTTGATTCTTCTGAAAAATCAACGAATGGAATGGTGTTAATAACACCATATGCTAATGATAATGAAGTATAATGACGTGGGGTTGTCACCAGTGCTGCTGGAACTTTGGATTTGTTATGATATGCAAAGCCTACCATCATGTGTTTTAACGTAAGTGGTGAAACATCCTTAAACTCTTTAGGCATATACGCTTGCAATGCCTTAAAGTTACGACTGTCATCAGGAAGCACTGACAAACTATTTAACATAATATCATACATATGTTTATTAAACAGTCTAGTTTCACCTGGGAAGGTACATCCAAAAGTTGAAAACTCT